TGCATTAACTATTACAGATTTATTTATTTCATCAATAGTTAAATTGATAAAATTTTCATTAACTAAATTATTTTCGGTATTGAATCTAATAAAATCTAAATTAACATTTGAATAATAATCTAGTAAATATAATGATTTTATGTTATTAATTTTAAAATTAGAATATTGATTTAGATTATATTCTAAATCAATATAATAATTTTCACGTTCTATTATTAAATTTGAAGTTAATTCTATATTTATATTACTTACATTATTTGAGACATATTCATTATTATAATTAATTATAAAATTTGAAAATTTATTAAGCGTTAAATTGATATCTATATTGTTAAATAAATTTTGAATATTAATATTGGAATATTGATTTTCTAAATTAAAAGTAAATATTTCAAAATCATAATTATAAACAATATTACTTAATTGTGTAGTAGATTGATGATATTGGTATTCTGAATTAAATTTTAAATTGGATATATTTTCATAATCAGTTAAATTGAAATAAACAATAATATTTGAATTATATAATGTTTCAATTTGAATGATTTCATTGTAATATATTTTAAATTCATCATTAACTAAAAGATAATCAGTTTCTTCGTTGTTTAATAGATAAACTTGTATATCTAAAATATAACTTTCACCTTTTTGGTAACCACGTAAATTTAAGGTTCCTGTTTCTCTATTAATATCATGTTTTGATTTAAAACGAATTAAATCTTTAACATTTTCCCATGGATATAGTTGATTTCCATTACTATCTAGTAAATTTGATAAGTTATAAAAATCATATAAATTTATTTCGATTAAATCTATTAATAATTCATTTAAATAATAAATATTGTTAGTTGGATAGATATTAACAAATTCAAAGCAATAAATATGTAAAGGAATACTAACTATTTGATTTTTTCTGTTGATAGCTTGAATTTTTAAATCGAAGCTTCTTCCTAATTTATCTGAAATTATATATAAAAACATATCTTGTATATAAACATTTAAATTGTTATTAGTTAAATCAATTACTTTAAAAGTAACTCTACTATAATCTGTAATTTTTAAATAATTATAAATGTCTAATTTATAAATTCCAATACGTAGATTTAAATATAAATCATCAACTGGTGGTAAATCTATTATTCCATAGTAATCTAATTCATTTGAAATAAAAAATTGATTTAAACTACTTTCACCAATTATTGTAATATTTGCATATGCGATTGAACTAAATGCAGTTTCATGTTCAAAGGTAGCAAATTGTGCTTTAAATGTTAATTTAATAGTATTATATTCAAGTCTAGTGCTATATACATCAACATTTCTAAATACGGACATACTTTGTCCTTCACGTGGGAAGACTGAAATTAAGTTTGGCATATTTTGATCTATATTATTTCTAGGATTTATTAAGATACTATATTTTTGTTGTTTGCATTGTATTGGATATTTATTGGTTGATGTTATATAATAATCTACATCTAAATTAATAGGTTGAAAAATATTAAAACTGTTTTCTTCATTAATTCCCCAAGAAACATAACAATCTATTTGATTTTCAGTAGTATCTAAATTAATATAATTATTAACACTATAGAATGTTTTAATGATGTCATTACTTTTCATCATAAAAGAACCATTAATAAATGCATGTCCATTAACATCTAATCCATATTCATTAATTAATGGGTTATTAATATTTGTTCTGTCCTTAAAATTTTTTTCATTTCCAATTATTAAATTTGCATTTTTATCTATAATTGTTTTTCTATTATAATTACCATCAACTTTCATTCTATTAATAGATGTATTATTTGTCATAATATTTAATTGTGCAATTTCATTACTAGAATGAACATCATTTAATATTTCATTATTTTGATTAATACCGATAGCGGTTATACCTGATTTACCAATAACGACACCTTGTGAGTTTCCTTTAACAAAATGATCATCTTGACAATTTAAACAACTTAATGCATGTAAATTTAATGAAGAATAATCATATTTATCCCAAAATTCTGCTACATTAATAGTTTCATTTAGGTTAGTTTTATAGACAGTTAAAGATGTTCTTTCATTTGGAATACCTTCACCAATAATTTTTAAATTAGCAATATCAACATTTTGATAATAATAAATATTTGGGTCTGGTAAATGTCTTTCATCTTCATATTTTAAAAATGGTTTTATACTACCCATATTTATTTCATCTATTTCACCATTTCTATGAACATTGTAATATGGTGTTATCATTAATCTTTTAGCTAAATGATTTGGTATTATTGCATTTAAATCTAAATTTGCATAATATAATTCTTTATAACTATCAATTGTTTCCCAAATTATTCTTAATTTTACATGTTTTGAAGACATTCTAATAACATTGACATCTAATAAATCTTTTAACATATCTTTTGAATAATCATGATTTACATGATGTAATTTATCTAATCCTGGATATTCTTGACTATTATTAAATGGATTTATTGTTAAAACAAAATCACTTAATATACGAAAACCATCTTTAGTTATTGTATCTGTTAAGAATATTTCACCTTCTAATTTAAAAATATCAAAATTTGAAGCTGTTCCAGACCATTTTAAATCATATCCTAATTCATGCTTTGATCCATATCTTATTGGTATTTGTCCGGTAAATGCTGTTCTTTTTTGCATTGAACCAATTGAATTATAAATTACAGAATGTTCATATATTTCTTTTAAAACATTAGCATATTTGTATTGAAAATTAATATCTCCATCAATATATATTTTTTTTCCTAAAAAACTAATATCTTCTTTTGCATTTATTTCTACATTTTCATTTTTTAAGATTATATCTGAATTTGATATTTTAATGCTGTCTTTTAATGTAATATTATCAATTTCTATTGATTTATATGGTTCTAAAACATCATATTGACTTAAATCATTATAATTTGAACTATCTGTTATAATATTAGATGCAACAATAATATCACCATCTATATAAATTGTTCTATCTGTATATGTTGTTATTTCTACATTCGACCATTGTGTAGTTCCTTTAATAATATTTCCTGAATTATAATTTCTTTGTGATAATTCTGTAATATATATATTAGATTCTTTATTACTATGTATTCCATTTTTAACATATAAACTTCCATTAATAATTAAATTTTTAGAACAAAAGAAACTTGAATCATCTATTTCTTTCCATGCATCATTTACAATAATTTTTTGCGATTCTGTATTTCGATCATTAAATTGATCTGAAATACTTCCATAACCTAAACCTAAAAAATTAATTGCTGAATTATCTATATTTGAATTGTATCGTGAAATATCTATATTACAAGATATATTTCCATTTGTAAATACTAAATTATCTAAAATTAAATCTCCATTTAAATATACAATATCTTGTTTATCTTTTATTTTATACCATCTATGGACTTGAGAACTTCCTTTTGATAATTTACTTATGTGTTTTGTTTTTTCATTTCTTTTAAAAAAATTATTTCCTTGACGAAAAATAGTGATTCCATCAATATTTATTACATCTGTGAATACGTTAGTTAATGAATTATCTTGTGTTCCTATAGTAATGTTAGGTTCATTTATTAACGCATTTTCTAATGACATTAATACATCTATAAAAATAAGTACCAGTTAATCTTTATGTAAAAAAAAATATTAATTTTAAAATAAATGAAAAATAATATTAAATATATTAGTATTATTGTTATATTATTATGGATATCACTTTTTGGTATTTTTGATACATTAATTCATCAATTTAATAATACATATATACGATTTTTATTATACCTTATTTTAGGTTTATTTGCATTTATTTTACTGGAAAATCAAAAAGTTGATATTATTTAACATGATTTAGGTGCAGTACCATGATGATAATAATCTGATAATGTTGGTTCAATATCACTTACTTTAAACATGGGTTTAAAGTTAGCATTTTCTGCGGGTGGTAATAATTTTTCTTGATCATCTAATTTTTCTAAGCAAGGTGTATGATTTTGTTTAAATAATTCTTTAGTATTAGTTGGTACATTATTAAATGGTTGAATACTTTTGTAATCTTGTGGATTTACATTACAACCCGCAAACCATGGTATATAACGATTTATACCCGTTCCACGTAAATTACATGCATTATTTGATAATCTAGTATCTTCTGTAAATGACCCACAATTTTTTGAAATACCATTTATTACACAACCTGTTTTTTGGTAATTTCCAGGAACATATTGTTTTGTTGAACAATGTGTATTTTTATAATTTAAACCTTTTAATTCACTTTCATCCATTACATTAGTACCCATAGGACAAGTTGCATATCCGTATTTTTGATATCTAAAATATGGGTCGGGAGTTATATCTTGAGAACATACATTTTGATCATTTCCTGGTGTATTTATTTTATATAATCCGGGTCCCATTGAATACATTAATTGATTATCATAACTACAATAATCTTGTTTAATATTTGTTTGCATTCTTTATATTTAAAGAACAAAAATATTTAATGATTGCATCTTTTGTTATTAACATAATTTTGATAAGGCATTGGAACTGAACGATATGATATTGACTGACATGCATTTAAATGTAATGGTTTTGTATTAATTGGATTAGTTTTATCATTATATATAAAACCATCATTTGACGGAACAAATACTGAATTTGCACATTTTGATATATACCGTGTTTGATTTCTTAAATCAGATTCTAGATCTACTACATTTCCTTTTACATGACTTACATTATTTCCAGATATCCAACCTAATTGATGCCTACAAGGTTTTGAATGTTCATAATTATTTATATCTAATATATATCCTAATATACCAACATTTCTATTTAATTCATTTTTATAAGAACAATTATCATATTTTGAACGATTAAATGACATTATTTTATATAAATAAACATATTTTTTTAAATTACTAATTCTTTTTCATGTCCTACTCTTAAATCTGGAATTACATATATATTATGACCACTTTTTTCTAAATTTTTACAAAATGCTACATCTTCTGAACAAATTTCACGAATTAATTTTCCATCTGTTCCACGAAATTCTTGTAATTCACATTGAAAATATGGATAATTTAAACTATATAATGCTTCTTTTGTTATTGCCATGAATCCCATTCCACAATAAGCTACTTTCATAAACTTTTCATTTTCATTTTCATTATTTTTTTTCCAGTTATCTAAATCTTCATGTGTTAAATATTTGAAACTTCCTTCTTTTTTAAAGTAATTTATATCCCATTCAGATACTATTGCCATACTTTTTAAATCGGTCATTCTATATACACCAGAAACAACACTATGTTGTTCTGTTGCTTCTATCAATTCCAATAAATTTTCAGGTAAAAAAATTATATCTGAATCAATTGTTATAAATAGATCAAAATCCATACCATCAAATGGTTTTTGATCTATTCCACGTAAATTATTTAATCCTAATGTTTGCATTCTTGCAAATGATACAAAACTTGATACACCTGGAGAAATTACTATATCATATTTACCATTTTCCCATAATGTATTTAAAGCACTTGTCCATGAAACTAGAAATCTTGAACTAAATTTATTTCCTGGTAATCCTATTATTACTTTCTTTTTTTTTACTGTTGTTTTATCAACAACCTCATCTATTACTTCCATGTTTATTCATTAATTTAATATAATCTTTATATCAAAAAACGAAATTTTTAACTAAACCTCCTTTTTTTGATTTTGTTGTTGGATTTAATGCAGAATCTATTGGTGATTCTACTGGTGATTCTACTGGTGATTCTACTGATGATTCTACTGGTGATTCTACTTGTGATTTTACTGGCGATTCTACTGGTGATTCTACTGGCGATTCTACTGGTGATTCTACTGGTGATTCTACTTGAGATTTTACTTCTAAATTTTGATATTCCATTGGTGAATTTATTTCTTCATTATTTCTTTTTGGATACAATAAAAAGATTAATACTAATATTATTACTATAAATAATATTACTCCACCAATTATTAAAGGTATAAAATATGGTGAATCTTTACTAAATATTGAGATTTCTTCCTTTTCTTCCTCTTCTTCCTCTTCTTCCTCTTCTTCCTCTTCTTCAATATCTTCTTCAATAGTTTCTTCAATAGTTTCTTCATTAGTTTCTTCTTCTTCATATTTTTCTATTTTTTTAAATTTTTCAACCAAATTTAAAAATCGTTCTTTCATTCTTATTTTATTTTAATAAATTAAAAAATAAAATGTATATAAATAATCCAAATAAAATTGTAAAAGTTACTGAATGGTTCTCTAATACTAAATATAAACAACATACTATTAACACTATATATCAAGATGATAAATTAAATGTTGCCATACAAAAAATTTTAGATTATTTTAATTATTCTAATATTTATTTATGGGATACTGATTCTATTGAATTTAATGCTGAATTACCTGATATTAATCCATTTAACGTTGTTAATAAAGGAATTCAAAATAAAGAAAAAATATATAAAGCAAAATTTGGTATTTTTTTAAGAACAGAAATTAATATTGTTCAAAAAGAAACATTAAAAAAAATAAATTTAGATAAATTATATTGTGGTTATAAAAGACCAGTAATTATTATAAATGAAATAGCTTTAAATTCTTTATTTGAAAAAAATAATGATTCTGAAATAACTAATGTTATTATTACTAAATATAATTTTGATACAAATATTAATTTGGATAATAAAGTTTTAAAATATTATTATTATAATATTGATACTAAAAATATTGATAATTTAATATGGATTTATGATAATTATAATAAACATTTTAATATTAAAAATAATTCAGATTATGATATTCTTCAATTTTTTGATGAAAAAATTCATAAAACTGAAAAACTTATATTATTTAATAAATTACAATCAACTAAAACTTTTTATTTTATTGAAATAGAACCAACTGGTTATATTAATATATTTTTTAAATTAGAAAATAAATTTAAATATAATATTTCTACTGTTCTTGAAATTAAAGAAAATATACGAAATTTATTAAATAATACATTCAAACAAGAAACTTTTGAATTTAATGATAAATTATTAAAAACTCAAGCTACATTTAAAATTCAAAATTTTTCAATTGATGAATTTGATAAAAAGACATCAAAAATATATGATTTTGTAACAAAAACTAAAAAATTTTATATTTATAATAGAACAAATCAAGATAATAATAATAATTATAGTATTGAAGATTATATTAAAGATTTAAAAGAATCTAAATATACTGATAATGATATTATTGATCTTTTAAAAAATTCCATTAATGAAAAAATAACAGAAGAAGAAATTATTGATTTAATAAATTCTGAGAATACAATAAAAAGAAATATATCTTTTACAACTAAGACACATTTTACAATAACTAGTAATGATAAACATACAATATTAGTTAATATTTTTAATATTAATTCTATAATTGAATTATGTTATATGTTATTTTGGTTATCTAAAATTATTAATGATTCATCTAAAGTTACTAAAAAACCTATACATAATAAAAAATCAACATCATCTTCTTCTAGTGATGTAATAATTAATAATTCTAGTTCATCTGATTCTTTAAGTTCTGGTGGTATGCCAAAGAAAAAGAATTTTGAAAAAGAAACAAATTTATTAAGCAAACTTAAAAATTTAGATAAAAAGTTATTTACAGATGATAATTTAAATCAACATTATCCTAGATTATGTCAATCTAATAGACAACCTGTTGGATTACCAAATGATAAATTTAAACCATATGAAAATAGTGTTGATAATCATTTAACTATTAATAATAATACATATTTTTGTCCTAGATATTGGTGTCCTATTAGTGAAAAACCTATTTTAGATAAAACTAAAGATAAATGTAATAATGATAATGAAGAACCAGTTGATCTTTATAAAAATATTGTAAAAAACTTTGATTCACCAGACAAACCTAAATATGTTAGTTATGTTAATAATACTTATCTTAAACCATGTTGTTATATTAAAAATATTAAAAAAGATATTAAAAGTAATTCTTCAGTTGGTAATAATTATGTATTAAATAATTATAATAATATACCCAAAGGACGTTTTGGTAGTTTATCTAAAATTATTCTTAATTTCATTGATAAAAAATATTTATTATCTAATGTTACCAATGTTCCATCTAGATTAGGTATTGATTCTAATTATGATTTAATTGATATATTTGCATTAATATTCAATTTTAAATCAAGAATAGATTTAGTAAAACATATTTATAATTCGTTAGATTTTATTTCTTTTATTTCATTAGAAAATGGTGAAATTGTTAGAGAATTTTTAAAGAAATCTTTTTATAATAAATCACATTCTAAGATTTTTTCAGATAAATTTATTATCAATAAAAGTTCTAGAAAAACTATTGAATCTGCATTAACTGCATATATTGATTATTTAAAAAATGAAAAAATTATGAATCCACATTATTTATATTCATTAATTGCATTATTATTCAAATGTAATATGTATATTTTCAAATATAAAAGTGATACTAATTTTCATGTTATTAATCCTAATTATGTATCTTATAATCAATTAAAAAATTTATCTAATACTAATAATGCTATTTTTATATTTTATAATAGTATTAATGATTTTTATGAACCAATTGTTATTAATAACAATCAATTTATATTTAATACAACTATTTCAAATATAAATTTATTTGATAAATTTAATAAAGATATTGATTTAGAAGAATTATTTAGTAATATTAAATCTTCAAAATTAAAAATTAAATTAATTTTATTAAATTCTAATTTAACTGTAAGTTCTTTTGTTTTAGAAGATAATTATCTTTTAGATATTAAACAAGAAATACAACCTATTTATTTACATAAGTTATACGAATTTTTACCAGATATTAAAACTATATTGTATGATGATTTTTATTTTAATTATAAACATAATAAACTTAATAATTCTAAATTTAATAATGATAATTTTCAATTGATTTATGAACCACAACAAAAATTATTTAGTGATTCTATTATATTTTACAATAATATTACATTAAATGACGAAACTAAACTTGATTATGTATTAAATAATATTGTTGATTTTATTTATAATAATATTGATGATAATTTTTATAACAATTATGATTTTTGGAAAACTTATATTTTAGATAATTATAAAAATACTTCACAATTTATTGATAATAAAATTTTTCAATATTTTAATATATTTTTTGAAGAAATTATTAATATAAATAAAGATATTAATAAATGGTATATTATTTATAATTTTAATAATATATTTGGGAATTTAAATATAACATTTTTAAATAACAGATTTTTATTTAGTAATAAAGCTTTAAAAAATTATCAGAAATTTTTTATTAATAAAAAAGAAAATATTGATTTTATTCAAATTGAAAATAAAACTAATCCTGTTAATAATAATATTTTTAATATTAATTTTACTAATAGTGAAAATTATGCACTTAATCAAAAGTTACCTAATAAATGGTCTAGTTATAATTTAAAATATATTCAAAGTAAAGATTATAATAATTATTCATTTTATGAACTTATTACAATTCTAAATAACAATAAAGATATTTCTACTCAAATTAAAACTTTAAGAAATAATAATATTAAATCTTTATTTGGTAATAAAGATGGATTTGAAAAATTATTATATATTATTGATTATAAAAAAATAATATTTAATAAATTGGAAATTAAAAGTAATTTACCAAATGATAATGTTTATATTAAATTTAATAAAAAATCTTTTGAAGAAAAAGAAATATTTATGAATGAAATTATTGAAAAATTAAATACATCTATAATAGATGTAGAAGCATCAACACAATTTGTAAATATTAATTTTATAGTAATACAATATAGAATATTTTCCAAAAATACAAATCCAGAAATTAAAAGAAATAGTATTCAGGATATTATTGGTAATTGTAATATATTTTTTAATAATTTTGATTATCCATTAATTATATTATATACAGATGATACTAGATTATATTTTGTAAATTATTATAATCAAACTTTAAATGCACCAGAAAATATTAAAGAAATTCTTAGATATAAACAATAATTATAAATTAATTTTTAAGATGACTTCCAATTTAGATATTATCGAAGATGCATTAGAAGATAAATTACCAAATGAAGATGAAATTCAAGATTTTAGAAATAAAATGGATGAATGGTTAAAAATGGATGATCAAATTAAAAAACTTTCCATTGCTATAAGAGAAAGAAAAAGGTTACAATCTGCATTGGGTGGATATATTAAAGATTTTATGTTTAAATTTAATTATCATGATGTTTCAATTAATAATTCTAAAGTTAAAGCAAGACAAAAAGAAAGCTTAGTTCCTTTGAAAGTAAATGATATTAAAAATAAAATGTTGGAATATAAAAATTTATCTGGTGAAGATTTAGTTAATAAAATTTTTGATATAGAAAATAGAGAGAAAAAATTAGTTAATACGGTAAAAAGATTTGTTCCAAAGATTAAACATTTGGAATTATAAAATTCTTTTAAAAAAGATCACTCTTAAAAGTTTTTCTAAATATAAAATTCTTTTTGTAAAATATTTTTAAATCTTAAAAAAGATCTTTCTGAAAAAAGATCTTTCTTAAATATTTTTTTAAAATATAAAATTCTTTTTTAAATATAAAATTATCTTTATAAAATATTTTTTTAAAATATAAAAATCTTTTTAAATCTTAAAAAAGATCTTTCTGAAAAAAGATCACTCTTAAAAAGATCACTCTTAAAAAGATCTTTCAGAGAAAAAGATCACTTTTAAAAAGATCTTTCTGTGAAAAGTGATCACTCTGTGAAAAGTGATCACTCTGTGAAAAGTGATCACTCTTAAAAAAGATCACACTGTAAAAAGTGATCACTCTGTGAAAAGTGATCACTCTGTGAAAAGTGATCACTCTGAAAAAAGATCTTTCTTAAATATTTTTTTAAAATATAAAATTCTTTTTTAAATATAAAATTATCTTTAGTGTAGCTGGCTTCGATCTAATGATTAATGAAGCTAAGTATGCTGGCTTAAAACAGGCTATAACATCTACCTATAAGACATATTATCAAGAATTAATATGGAACGGAGACCTTGATGCTATTGTTCCCGAGTTGAAAAAGTTACGAGAAGTTACAAATGAGTTGAAAAAGTTACGAGAAGTTACAAATGAGGTAAAAGAATCTAAAGTAACAGAATATCTATTTATAACAATTAATGCAAGACAAAATATAACCTTTGAAGAATTATTTGAAGTTATGCCAAAATTAACAAAGAAAAAATGGCTAACTGATTATATATATGTTTTTGAACAACGGTCAGAAATACAGTATGATTACTCAGGTTATCATGTGCATATGATTCTGAAACGTAACGGTAAAAAGTTATTTGATATACGCAAGGAGTTTAAATCTACCTTAAAGCATATATGCGATGTATCTAATCCACATATTCTAAACATTAAGAATATTAAGGATAATACCGATTTAAAAAGACGTGTAAATTATATAACAAATTTTAAAGCTGATGTAAATAAACATGTTAAACAATACAATGACATAAATTTCAGGGAACATTATAAAATAGAAAGATATTACGCATCAAATGAACATTTTAGTGAATACATCGAGGATAATATAAATCCCGATCAAGTCGATGAAATAATCGACGAGCTCCATTCGGACCCCTCTTGTTAGAATGGAGAAACCCCAAAATTCAAAATAAAATATTTTTTTAAAATATAAAAATCTTTTTAAATCTTAAAAAAGATCTTTCTGAAAAAAGATCACTCTTAAAAAGATCACTCTTAAAAAGATCACTCTTAAAAAGATCTTTCAGAGAAAAAGATCACTTTTAAAAAGATCTTTCTGTGAAAAGTGATCACTCTTAAAAAAGATCACACTGTAAAAAGTGATCACTCTGTGAAAAGTGATCACTCTGTGAAAAGTGATCACTCTGAAAAAAGATCTTTCTGTAAAAAAGATCTTTCTTAAATATTTTTTTAAAATATAAAATTCTTTTTTAAATATAAAATTATCTTTATAAAATATTTTTTTTAAAAATATAAAAATCTTTTTAAATCTTAAAAAAGATCTTTCAGAGAAAAAGATCACTTTTAAAAAGATCTTTCTGAAAAAAGATCACTCTTAAAAAGATCTTTCTGAAAAAAGATCACTCTTAAAAAAGATCTTTCTGAAATATTTTTTTAAAATATAAAATTCTTTTTTAAATATAAAATTATCTTTATAAAATATTTTTTTAAAAATATAAAAATCTTTTTAAATCTTAAAAAAGATCTTTCTGAAAAAAGATCACTCTTAAAAAGATCTTTCAGAGAAAAAGATCACTCTTAAAAAGATCTTTCTGTGAAAAGTGATCACTCTGAAAAAAGATTTTTCTGAAAAAAATCACTCTTAAAAAAGATCACAAAAGTTATTAAAAATAAATTTAATTATCTGCAATCTTTTTTATAATATTTAAAAATATTGTAAAATCATTTATAAATTTTTCAATTTCTTTTTTTGGCATAATTGCAGATGGATTTGTACTTGATATTCCTGTTATTAGTGTATTAGATATATCTATACCTATTTTTTCTATTCTAAGATCTTTGAAATTAGTAAATTTAATCTCTAGATTCCATATACCACCAAATAATGGTTTATGTTTATTCCATCCTCTAGAAATATTTTCTTTATCTAAAGTTTTATTATTCCTATCATAATAACTATCAAATTTAGCATATGCCGTTATCAAACCATTTTTATTAGTTGATGATTTATTTTGAATAAAATATAGATTATCTCCTTCTTTCATATTTTTTAAGATATTGACGTATCTACTTAAATTACGAATTGCCCATATTCCATTATTTGCATATGAAAAAAAATGTCTTCCATCTTGAATTCGAATTATCCAATTGTTCATTATGTATTTATATTTCCTAAAATTTTTTATCATTTTTATAAATTTTTTTGTAATTTATATATAAAATGACCTTTTCTTTTGGTGATATAATCTCAATCAACCGTAGTTGTATTACTGGAACAGTTCTATCTGTTTCTTTATATTCATATGCAAGCAAATATGAAAATGATCCAGTTAAATCAAACATGATTAAAAAAATTGCTATGATTATTATGTTATATACTATTATTTGTTTAGTAACTTTCAATGGAATTGCTTTAACATATAAAAATAATAATTTCCTTAATTATTATGCTGGATTAACTATTATTATGTTACTTATTGCTATTGTAATGATTTACTTAAATTTTTAAATAACTTTACAAATTTACTTTCGACACAAAAAATATAATGAATATAAATACTGAATAATATTAATAAAAATATTATTAAAAATACATTTATTTTTGTAAAATATGAAATAATAATTCCTAAAATAATTGTCATTATTAAATCAACGATAGCAATATCAAATAACCGATAGGAATGAACACCTTCATTTTCTTTACCGAAAATATGACGATATTTACAAAAGTAAGTCATTTTATTTTAGTATATAAAATAACTAATCTGATAAATTATCAAAAGTATCATTAGATATTTCAGATATTGATGAAAGTGAAGAATCTATACAATTTTCATATTCTAAAGTTTGTTGAGAAAGTAAAGATTCTTCAGATTCTAAATTAAAATTATAAAATAAATATTTACATATTTGAATAATACAATTCATTTTTAGTATTGCAACATAAATATTAATTCTTCAAATTTTTCAATAGATATTTCATCATAACAACCATTTATATACCATATATTAATATCATTATTATTAAAAACTGCATAATAATGATTATCCATATTATCAAATAATGTAATAGAATCATCTGTTGTAAATCCTTTTACATTTTCATTTAATTTAACATAATTTGTAATAATTTTTTTTATTTCAATAATTTCATTATCTGAAATAGTTTTCCAATTATTAAATGCATTTAATAATTTATTAAATGTATTTGTGTCAATTTTTTCAGAATAAAGATATCCATAAATTTGTTTTTGATTATTATTAAAAACTTTTTGGAAATTAGGAATATTCATATAAAAATATTATTTTATAATAAGTTATAGAAATGAAAAAGAGTAATTTAACTATTAAAATTCCAGAGAATAATAGTATTATTGATTTATGGAATCATTTTTTAGAAAATAAAAAACAAAAATTAATTTCAGATGAAAAAATATTAGAGGAATGGAATAAATTAAAAAAAAAATCATTTATCTTAAATAAATGAATCCTTATATTTTTGTATTTGATATAGATAATACTATAATAGGTGATGTTGGTTATTGTACATCTGAACATTATTTAAATACTATTTCCAGAAATAAAAGTAAAAGTAAAAATAAAAATATTAATGATTACTCAGATGATTTACAAAATGGTTTATTAAGACCATATTTCATAGATTTTATAAATTTTTGTAAAAAAAATTATAAACCATGTTTATTTTATATAAATACAAAATCAACTACAAAATGGGCAAATGTTATTGTAAAAAATATTGAAAATGTATGTAAAATTAAATTTTCAAAACCAATTTTTACAAGAGAAGATACTATATTAAATGAAAAATCTTTAAAGAGTTTAATTGATTTATTGAGTATTAAATATAATTCAACAAATGAAATAATTTCTAATAGATTAATATTTATTGATGATTTACCATCAAATACTAATACATATAAGGAAAGACAAATTAAATGTCCATCATATAATTATATAATTTATAGAGATATATATAATAATTTATTAAATAAATATGGTATAGATATAATGAATAATGATATTATCGAAAAAGAATTTACTAGATACGATATACCATATTTTAATGAAAAATCTAATAATCCAATATGTAAAAATAAAGAATATTATGAATTAAATAAGATATTACAAATAAAAAGAACTGAAATTATAAATGCAGAATGTAAAGATGATGATTTTTTTAAGATTTTACAAGAAAAATTAAAAGATCTATCCAATAAGAATATAAAAAAAATAAATGATTTTTTTAATAAAAAATGATTATAAATTATTAGGATTATAAATGACAGTGTTAATAATAGTTGAAAGTAATAAAAAAGCACAAAAAATAACGAAATTTTTATCAAATGAAAAAACAACATATATTTGTACTGCATCATATGGTCATATTATTGATTTAAAAAAAACAGAAATGTCAATTGATTTTAGTAACTGGACTGGTATTTATGAAAATATTAATCAAAAAAGTATCAATAATATTAAAGAATTATCTAAAAATTGTGAATATATTTTACTTGCTTCAGATGATGATGATGAAGGACATTTTATTGCTAAATCTATTTCAGATATTATTAGTAATAAAATAAAAAAATATAGAATAATTTTTCGTGAAATAACAAAATCGGCGATATTAAATGCAATAGAAAGAAAGCATGATATAGATTTAAATCGTGTAAATTGTCAAATAGCAAGAAGATTTGCAGATAGAATTTTTGGTTATAAATTGAGTCCTTTGTTATGGAATAATTTTAATCAAAATACTTTAAGTGCGGGAAGATGTCAGAGTCCAATTTTAGCAATGATTGTTAAAAAAACAGATGAAATAAATAATCCGGTAATTAATCAAACAAATAAAATTAAAGCTGATTTTGTTGATAATATTTTAAATAGTATATATATTGGTAATGCTTTAATTAAAGATATAAATATTGAAGATTATTATAAAATAAGTTATGATATAAAAGAAACTTTACAAAATCCACCACCACCATATATAACATCATCAATTCAAATGGATTGTAGTTCCATTTTAAATATTCCAAGTAAAAAATGTATGGAAATGTTACAATCATTATATGAAGCAGGAAATATAACATATCATAGAACATCAAGTATATCTGTAAGTAATAGTTTTAAAAAACAAGCACAAGAATATATTATTACTAATTATGGTTCAGAATATTCTAAACCACGTAATTATATTTTTGGTGAAAATACTGCTGCTCATGAATGTATTAGAGTTACAGATATAAATATAAAAGAAGTTGATAATAATCCAGTTTATAAATTAATTTGGAAAAGAAGTATTGCATCTCAATTTTCATCTGCAATTTTTGATCAATATGATATTAAATTAAAAAATAAAGATGATATATTTATTGTAACAAAAAAGAAATTAAAATTTACTGGATTTTTAATACTGGATAATAAACAAATAGATAAAGAAGTTTTTGATATACCAAAAAAAAGTAAAATTAAAAAGTTATATTCTGAAGCTTCAATAGAAAAATTATCTTTATATAATGATACTACTATTATTAAACAAATGGAAAAAAGTGGTATAGGAAGACCATCTACATTTGCTACAATATTAAATAATTTATTTAATAAAGGATATATTACATATGGTTCTAATCCAGTAAAAAAAATAAAATGTCTAGAATATGAAAGAAATTTAGATAAAGTTATTGAAAAAGAAATTTCATTAGATCTATATACAAAAGGAAATAATAAAATGATTTTAAATACGAATATTGGTAAAAATATTATAAAATATTTAAATGAAGTTGCAACATATATAATTCAAGAAGAAACTACTAAAATAATGGAAAAACAAATAGATTTAATTGGTGAAGGTAAAACTGATTATAAAAATATGTTAAATCATTTTAATGAAGAAATTGATAAATCCATAGAAGTAGCTAGGAATATAAAAAAAGCAGTAGAAAAAAATAAAATAATAAAAACAAAATATGGAAAATGTATATTAACTATAGATGGTAAATATATTGGTATAGATGGATTTTTAAATCAATTTAAAAAGACAAATTTAAATGATAAAGAAATAGATTTTTTAATTTCTTTACCAAAAAAAATAGAAAATGAAAGTTATTTATATAATGGTAAGTATGGATTATATATAAAAAAAAATAATGAAAATATCAGTTTAAGTAAAGATAAATTAAAAGAAATTTATTCCAGGATTTAATGCAGCAACTAAAAATACTTTAATACTATTATATCTCAAACAATCTTCTATTTTTAGATTAAAACCACTATATTGTTGAGAAGTAACATATTCATTATGAACAATTTGTTTTATTAATCTATTTATATCTTCAACATTTTTTTTTGTTTTTTTATCTAGAGAATTAAAATGTTGGGAATATAATATATATTTTGGTTCTTGTTCTTTATTTTTTAACTGTTCAGAAGCATCTTCTGGTTTGTCTATACATTTTCTTATTTTTTGTTTTAAACTTTCAATTAAACCATCAACAGTATATTTTATAGTTGATTTTTTATTAAATGTTTCTAATTCTTTTTTGACTTGTTCTTTTAATTCTTCTGTTGTTGTTTGTTTTTTTTTTACACTTACTGGTTTTATAACTGATTTTTTAACTGTGGATTGATTCTTTTTTTTAACTGGAGGTTTAACTGGAGGTTTAACACGCGTTCTAGTATTAGTAGCAGTAGTTTGTTTAAATTTTTCTGGAACTAATCTTTGAACCGTTCTACGTGTTCTTGTCTTTTTTTCATTAAAACCTAAATTTTCAATTAAATTATTTAGTGCATCTATTTGTTTTTCTTCTTTTTTTTTATTAACTAGACTTAAATTTGCAGTAACTCTTTGTGTTACTACTGATTTTGCATTTGTTTTAGATTTATTTGCATTGTTTAGCGCAGTTGAACGTTTATGGACGCGAGAATTTGGATTTCTTGGAATACCACCAATCATTTATTTAATTGCAATTTAAAAAATCATCAAAGTAATTTAAATTAAACTTATATTTATCTTCAAATCTCATTATTGAAATATCATCAGTAACATTTTTATTCAATATATTTTTAATAAATATTCTATGTTCTTTATCTAATTCATGATATTTATTACAATTTTCATTATAACAATTAATTGAATGAAAACAAGTTTCTAAATTATTTTGATTTTTAATTAGGTGTTTATTATATACATGGTTAATAATATGTCTTTTTATTAAAGAAGTTCCGTGACCATACATACAATTTACATCTATACACTTAAGATTATTTTTACATATTTTATGAAAACCTAATTTGCAATTACGGTCATTACAATAACCATTATTAAATTTATAACAGAACATTATATGAAAAAAATTTATATTATTTTATCATTTTTTATATAAAGAATTTTAACAAATATAAATAAATGATATATAAAGAAACATATATTTTTCATAATAAAGATATTAAAACTCCATTAATATGGGGATTATTTTATAAAATTAAAGATAAATATAATAATATTTTATATTTTTTAAAATATAAAAAAGATTCCGATTATTATTATGGATTTACTAGTAAAAATCCAGATTATAAAAATTATGATTATATTTATTGGAAATATATAGTTGATGATATTCAAAATATTTTAAATAAATATAATAAAGATTCATATGAAAATGATGAATCAAAATATATTACAATGACTAAATGTCATAAATTAAAATTATTACATGCTATTTGATATCTATGTTATAATTTCGTATTTTTAAGTGTTTCTGTTAATCTTGCAGATACAACTGGTTTTATTTGTTTAGTTAAGACACTAACTGGTGGAATTTGAAGTTTTAATTTTACCTTTTCTTCTAACTAATAAAAAACTTCGTGTATTTTGTTGATTTCTTTTTTTTATGGAATTATGAATGAACTGTGGATTTTTGATACCAGTTTTTTTACATCAGGTATATTTTAATTCTAATAAAGAAAAAATGATATAAATAAGAAAAATAATCATATAATGCTAACACAAAGTCAAACAAATGCAATTGAAATTATATTAAAAGGTCATAATGTATTATTAACTGGTTCTCCAGGAACTGGTAAATCTTATATTTTACAATATATCATAAATAAAAATTTACATAGAAAATTAGGAATAACTGCAACAACAGGTTGTGCGGCAATTAATATAAATGGAACTACAATCCATTCATTTTTTGGATTAAAACCAAATCAAAATATAAAAAAACATACAGAAGAATTAATCAAAAGAAAAAATGCAACTTATAAAAAATTATATAATTTAGAAATTTTAATTATAGATGAAGTTTCTATGTTAGATAATATATTATGTGATGAAATTTCATTTATTTTAAAAACAATTAAACAAAATGAAAAAGAATTTGGTGGTATTCAAGTTATTTTTGTTGGGGATTTTTTTCAATTACCACCAGTTTCTAATACATTTTGTTTTACTAGTAATTCTTGGATTAATTTAAATCCTAAAATTGTTGAATTAAAAGAAATAGTTAGACAAAGTAATGATAAATTATTTCAATTAATTTTAGCAAAACTAAGATATGGAAATATGACAAAACAGATATATGAGATATTGGAGAAAAATATAAATATATCATTTAATAATAGTGATATAAAACCAACAATATTATATCCAAATAATGTTGATGTTGATTTAATAAATAAAAAAGAATTAGATAAATTAAAAGGTAAATCAAAAGTATTTTTAGCAACATATAATAAAAAAGTTAATAATTATTTATTAGAAAAATTAAAAGATTATAATATATTATTATGCGTTGGTGCTCAAATAATGATTACAAAGAATATTTCAATTGAAAATGAATTAATAAATGGAACAAGAGGAATAATAATTGATATAAAAGAAGCATCAGTAATAATAAAAACTGAAAATAATATATATGAAATAAATTTATATAGTCAAGATGTTCCAAACGATTATGTAAAAAATTTAAAAATATTATTTATGCCAATAAAATTAGCTTATGCTATAACGATTCATAAAAGTCAAGGTGCAACTATAGACTATCTATCAATAGATATTGGAAAAAAAATATTTTCATATGGTCAAGCATATACAGCTTTATCTAGAGGTAAAAGTTTAAAAAATATCAATATTATAAGTTTAGATGAGATGGCTTTCCAAGCACATCCAATTGTTTTAAAATGGATTAATCAACATCACTAATTTTAGATGTTTCTTCTGTTTCTTCTGTTTCTTCTTCTTCTTCATCATTTTCATCGTCTTCATCGTCTTCATCATCTTCATCGTCTTCATCGGAATCATCATCTTTATTGCGTTGAATTTGTCCAAATAGATCAAATAAATTAGGTTGGGTTTTATTATTTCTAATTTCTTCTGTTAATACTTGAAGATTTTTATTAATTTTTTTTAATTCATCTAAAATATCTTTGTTAGACCAATATATATCTTCTTGAGTTTTTATTTGCAGATCTTTAGGTGTAAATAAATCTGACATAATTTATTATAATAATTTAAAGAAATCTTTATATATATTAAAAGATGGTTAAAACAAAATTAGATTCTAAATATTTATTTGGATTTATTATAGCATTTTTAATTTCTCTAATAACAGTTTATTTATATTTTAGTATGAATAGTGTTGATTATTTTAGTTCAGATTGTAAAGTAGATTCTGATTGTGCAACTAATAAATGTAATAAAAAAACTGGTAAATGTGAATAAGATTTTTTAAGTAAAATCTTTTCTATATGAATAAATAATAGCACAAATTATAGTAAATGATAGAACAAATGTAAGACGATAAAGTATTTTATATCTATTTTTAGATATTAAACTATCATTTTCATTAACTGAAGTACTCCATATTGTCATTAAAACTAAAATTGGTAAAGTTGATAAAGAAACAATATTTAAAACTCTTGAATTTAATATATCTAAATAAACAACTTTATTAGATATTAAATTACGAACACTTTCTAATAAAGATTGAACATTATCTAATTTTTTTATATATTCTTTGTTAATAAAAAATTCAATAGAATTTTTAAATTCAAAGATAATTATATCTAATATATCAATCATTTTACTAGCTTTTCTTAACATATAAAAATCAAGATTGTTAATATCACTACGTAATATTAAAAGTATTCTTTCTATTTTAGATAAAAATCTAATATAATCATCTAAAAATTTTAAGATTTTATCATTAGCTATTAGTTTATCTTTTTTTTTATCTAAAATTAAAAGATACTTTATGATTCTAGGAACAAAATATTCTTTATTATTAAGTTTAAATAAATATCGGTTAGAAACAATAGTAACATAAGGTATATTTTCTTTCATATGTTCTTTATCATCATGTAATGAAACAATGAATACTTTTTTATATTGTTCATTTTCAGAGATACTTGAAAATACGAAATCTTTATATTTTTCATTTGATACTTCCATTTTACATAAAGGTATGACAATTATTTTAAATAAATATGAAAAACGGTATTTTTATTTATACCAAAAGAAATCGAAAATCTCACATTAAATTAACATTATATTTTTTATTTAAAAATTATAATTCAGAATATAAAAATCCAGTATATATTTTATCAACAGATTTAAATAAAGATGATAAAGAAGAAATATTATTAGGTATTCGTAATGATTGTAGAAATTTAATTAATTTTAAAGATATTAAATTAGAAAATCCAATTATTGATAATAATATTGATAAGTCTTTAAAATATAATATTACAAAAGATTGGGATAAAATAGAAGAAAGAAATTTAAATTATTATATGTTATATACATTTTGGGAAGAAATTGGTAATGAATTTGATTATATATTAAAAATGAATGATGATGTATTAATTGAAGAACCAATAAAAGATGATTTATTTAAAATATTAGATAATCGTGCAAATAATTTATTATTTTGTACATTAACTCAATATTGTCTTTATAGATCATTTGGTATAAAAGATTATTTAAAAGCAAATTTTTCAGAAGATAATGAAAAAATAGATTCAATATTTAATGAAATAAAAATAAGTGATGATGATCAATTTAAGTTATTATATAAGTTAATATTTAATAAAGAATATCAAAATTCAACATTACAAGAACCAACTATACCAAATGATAATTTAATGGTAATAAGAACAAGTTTTATTAGAGATAAAATAAAATTACATTTAAATAAAATAAAAGATTTGAAATATATTTATTATTTTAATTGGTCATTTAATTTAATTGTATCATTATTAGCATTGTTAATAAATCCAGATAAAGTTACAAGATGTGTTTTTAAAATTTCTGAAGAAAAACATCGTTCAGCTTATATTGAAGATGGTAAAATAATATCAAATGTTCCAGATAATTATAAATTATCTGGTTGTGTATCAAAAAAATGATAATAAATATATTAAAATAAATAATTATGATTGATCTACGTTATTATGAAAAATTAAAAAATAATAATTGGAAACAAGAACCATATGTTGATATGATTATTATTGATGAATCCATTTCTTTAAACAGACATTTATCTAAAGAACATAAAATTAAATTATTACAAGAAAAAATTGATATTTTAAAAGTAAAATTAGAAAATGAAAAATTATTAAAATATCCATGTTCTTATAAGGACCATTTAATTTATAAAAATAAATTGAAAAACATAATAAGTTATGATCCAAATATATATTTGGTATTTATGTGTAAAGAATTAAATAAATATGAAATAATGACACATAGTCAAGCTTCAAATGATATTAAAAGATTAGTAATTCAAAATGAATTATTTAACTAATATTTTGTTTAGTTTTCATATCTTTATAAGCAACCATAACATCATATTGATTAGCAATAGGTAAATTATGATGTTTATAACTATGAAATTTTTCTCTAGATTCATATTGTCTATAAGTTAAAGTTTTTAATGGTAATGGATCTTTAAGAACTTTAGTTTCATAAATTTCATCATCAACAATTAAATAAATTGTTGGTAGAACTTTATCAATTCCATTTGGCATATAAAAACTATTTGGATAACTAAAAGTTGCTGTAAAAGATGGTGTATTTATATGATGAATATTTGGTGTATTATCAAATGCAATATCCGAACATGGAAATGGTAATCCACTACCAGCATAATTACTCATACGATCAATTGGATTTGCGGCTAAAAGTTTAGCTTTAACAAATGTTCTATTAATATTACCATTAATTATCACTTTATCTCCTTGAATATTTATATCCATTATTATTAATAATATGAAATATTTATTTTTATTATTGTTTTTTGTAACTTTAAGTAAATCATATATCTTTTTAAATTTTCATTCAACTGGTTTATTATTACCTTATTCATTAGGTATAACTAGTTATATAAAGCACAATTATAATATTTCAAATTATAAATTACGTGGAATATCTGGTGGCGCTTTTTGTGCTCTTTTATTTCATTATGAAAATAAATTAGATAATTATGATAATTTATGTGATATATTAAATATAGATAAAAATAGTAAAATTTATTTACCTCTTAATTTAGATTACTTCCTTATTAATGCCAAAGAAAAATTAAAAAAAAGATATCAACATAAAAATCTTGATATACCAATTTCTATTAGTACAACTTCATATAATAATTATGAAAAAATTGTATTTGACAATTTTGAAAATATGGATAATTTAATTGAATTATGTTATATAAGTTCATATATACCATTAATATCTGGTAATAGTTTTTATTATAAATATAAGGAACATAAATTAATAGATGGTTATTTTAATAAAAAAAATACATTTGAGAAAGGAATAGATATAAGTTATAATATGTGGAATCGTAAATTTAAATTAATTGATTTTATATATACGGATTATAATCGTTCTAAAATATTATTTGAATTAGGTTGGAATGATACAAAAAATAATATTCAGTTATAATTTCTACCATCACCTAACCCAGATGGCGAAACTTCTTTACGAGAACATGAAACTTCATTACAAGATACTACATATCTTTCTGGATGAACAATATTATTATTAACTATATTTCTACAAGGCACACAATCTGCAACATCTCTTAATGAATTTTTACGTTGTCGTTCCATTTCTTTTTCTGCATTTTGTTGTAAATACATTCTTAAATTATATGAACTTATTTGTTTATTTTCATTTAGTAATATCTGATTTAATTCTTCATTTACAGCACATCTTGGTTTATAATCTGTAGTTACTCTACCATCTGCCATCCACATTGGACATGATTTTGTTTTTAACGGTTCAGAACAACCTTTAGTACAACTCATATTTATTTTATTCTATCATATTTAATTTATTTCAATATAAATACAATTATCTTGTGAAATATATTTTAATAAACTAAAATCACATTTTAAGTTTTTATTATCAAAATTTCTTAATTCTTTATCTTTATATTTTTGATCCATAATTATAGAACTATATTTTTGAATATTATCTAAATTATCAACAAATTCACCTTTAATATAATCTGATTTATCTTTACATATATTATATGGTTTTTCAGAAATTTCTTTTACACTATCTTTTAAACTTTTATCATTCATTATATCATTAATATCTTCTACATCATTTAATTTATCAATAAATTTATTTACATTTGTTAAATCACATCTTATTTTATGATGATCACAATCATAATAAACACAATTATCATCTCCATATAATCGTTTTTTACCTGTCGCTTTTCTTATCGATTTTGCACATTTTGAATAATATGTATTACTATTTACTTTCTCTAAATTTAATTTATTTTTACAATTAACATAACGATTTTTAGTATTATTTAATAAATCATCTTTAACATCATTAATATTATTTTTTATTATTTCTTCCATGTTTTCTTTATCTTTAATACCAATTGTATAATCATTATTAATTGCAAAATTATCATTTTCTAGACTTTTTAAATCACTAAATGGATTATCTAACAATTTTATTTTTGTTAAACCAATTTCACCGATATCAAATTCTTTTGATAATCTTATATCATCTTCTACATATTTATTACATATATTATTTTTAAATAATTTAAATTTAAATTCTTTTTTTATTGGAATATATATAAATTCATTTATATTATAATATAAAGTAAAAAATGTATTTATAAAATCTTCATTATCTTCTTGGATTTCCATATTATTTCCATCATAATGAACTATTCTTATTGATTTTATATTTATTTCTTCTGGTTTTTTTGGTGAATTAATACTAAAATTTTCATTAATATAACATTCAATTTTTAATAATTTTTTAAAAACATTACTATCCGGAACTGTTATTAATTTATCGTAATTTAAACAAATATTTTTTATTGTTTTATCATAATCTGGATTATTAAATAAGACTCTATTATTTTTTACATTTAAATTTTTTAAATCTATAGTATCATCAAAATGACAATTAGCCCATTCAGAAGTACTTTCGGGTATATTGGTATTTAAACTATTATCTAATATAATTTTTTTATTC